GCCCGCGCGTTCGCAGCAATTTTGTGATCAACCACTTCTAACGCCGAGAGGCGCTGAAAGGAGGCAGCCATGGCTGCACCAACCAATACCTTCCTGACCACCGCCGCAATCGGCAACCGGGAAGACCTGACGGATTAAGGTAAATTCGCCCTTGTTGCTCAGCGAGGACACTGATGAGCAACACGGCAGATGAAGTCCGTCTAAAACTGGGTGAATTGCTGGAAACCCCTTAGAGCCTGACGAGCCACAACGTAGCGGGAAACTGCAAGCGTGAGGGCTTGAAAATCGTCAGGATTGGGCAATCAGCAGCCAAGCCTCGCAGGGATGCGGGGAAGGTTCAACGACTAACGGCATACCGCTAGAACAGCGATGAAGCCGACACGAGTGCCCGGCACGCCTTCAGAGGCGTGATGAGATAGTCTGAACTGCAGCGAGAGTTGCAGAAGCGGGGATAAAGAGCCCCGCGATAACACACTGATCATCTACCGCATCAGCCCGACGCAGACGCCGGTGCTGAACATGGCCAGCAAGGCCAAGGCGTCCAACACCTTGCACGAGTGGCAGGTGCAGGAGCTGGCCGCGGCGGCAGCCAACGCCCAGGCCGAAGGCGACGACCTGACCGCCAAGACCGTGACGGTGACGGCGCGCTTGAACAACCGCACGCAGATTTCTGCGAAGAAGGTGGTGGTGTCGGGCACGCAGCAGGCGATGAACCCCGCCGGGCGCAAGGACGAGCTGGCCTACCAGCTCAGCCTGGCCTCGCTGGAGATCAAGCGCGACATGGAGCTGGGCCTGACCCAGAACGACGTGCTGGCGACCTCCCCGCGGTCTTCGCGTGGTCTTCGCGGCTGGGTGGTGGACAACGTCAACCGCAACGGCGGCACGCTGGCCAGCTACACCGCCAACACCGGCTACACCGCGGGCACGCAGCGCGCCTTCACCGAGGCGCAGGTCAAGGACGTCTTGCAGCAGGTCTACACGGCCGGCGGCGAGCCCGACATGGTCATGTTGCCGCCCGCGGCCAAGCAGACGTTCTCCGGCTTCACCGGCAACGCGACTCGCTTTGACAAGAGCGAGGACGCCAAGCTGTACAGCTCGGTGGACTTCTACGTGAGCGACTTCGGCACGCTGCAGTGCGTACCGAACCGCTTCATGGCCGCGCGTGACGTCTTCGTCCTGCAGTCCGACAAGCTGGCGATCGCGTACCTGCGCCCGTTCCAGACCATCGAGCTGGCCAAGACGGGTGACGCCGAGCAGCGCGAGCTGGTGGTGGAGTACACGTTGGAGTGCCGCGCGCCCAAAGCGCACGGAGCTGTCTACGACATCCTCTGAACCTGACACGAAACTGACAGGGCTGGTGCTCACAAGGCGCCGGCCCCACTCACCTGAAAGGACCAGACATGTCTGTAGACATCAAGCAAAACGACGACTCCTCGCTCGGGATGGTGGGCAACGCCAGCACGGGCGGCGAAGGCTTTGTGCCGGTGACCATCAACTACACCGCCTCTACGGTGGACTGCACGTTCTTCGTGGCCGACCGCGCCTACGTGGTCAAGGCCATCCGCAGCCGCGTGGACGTAGCGGGCACGGGTGGTGCGTGCACGGCGCAGATCCGCAAGACCCCCACCGCCACGGCTCCGGCCAGCGGCACGGTCTTGCACACGGGCTCGCACAACCTGGTGGGCACCGCCAACGCCAACCAGGCGCTGACGTTGTCCACCACCGCCAGTGACCTGCTGCTGGCTGTGGGTGACGCGCTCAGCTACGACCTCACAGGCACCGCCACCTCGGCGGTGGGCTCGATCACGGTGCACCTGGCTCCGGCCTGACGCACTGCAAGCACGGGGGCCCTTCGGGGCCCCTTTTCATTTCTCCCAGCGTCGAGAGACGTCGGAGCAGCACATGGCTCAAATTTTTGGCGGAGCGGTTATCTCCGTTTCGGTCAGCGGGTTTTCCGCGGCCACTGGGGGGACTTCGGCGCGCAGCGCCATCCCCAACAACTCCTCGGGCAGTGGCCCCAACTACATCCGCGTGGCGGCTCGTAACGAGTGCTACGTCAAGCTCGGCGACTCCACCGTGACGGCCACCACCAACGACGTGATGGTGCAGCCGGCGGACTCGGTGATCATGCACGTGCCCAAGGGCCTGACGCACATCGCCTACATCCAGGGCACCGCTGCGGGCAGCGTCAACGTCGTCCCGCTGGACAACTCCTGATGCTGCGCACGGACATTGCCGCTGCGCCCGGGGTGGTGACCACCGTGGCGCTGCAAGACGGGGCGCTCGTCACCGGCACCACGCAGGACTGCACGCCCTACGCCGAGCGCGCCCAGGCCATGCACAACGCGGGGCACACGGGCTCAAGCGACATGCGCCTGGCCGCGAGCATCCCCATGGTGCTGGTGGAGCGCTACCTCAACGACCACGCCATCACGCTGCAGGAGCTGGGCCGCTCACCCGAGCACCAGAAGCGCCTGCTGAACGACCCGGCGCTGGCGCATTTCCGCATCTGGAAGGGCAGGGTGTGACATGGCCATTGCCACCTACTCCGACCTGCAGACCTCGGTAGCCAACTGGCTCAAGCGGTCGGACCTGACGTCCATCATCCCGGACTTCATCACGCTGGCCGAGGCCCGCATCGCGCGAGACCTGCGCCTGCGCAAGCAGGTCACCAACACGGCGCTGAGCACCGTGGCCGGCACGCAGACCGTGAGCCTGCCCAGCGACTTCTTGGAGATGGAAAACATCACGCTGACCAACACCACGCCCCCTGCGGCGCTGTCGGTGGTCACGCCCGAGATCATGGACCGTAAGTTCCCGAATGGCTACGTTACGGGCCAGCCGGTGGTCTACACCATCGTGGGCGACCAGGTCCAGCTCGGCCCCACGCCGGACGCCGTCTACACGGTGAGCCTGGACTACTACCAGCGCTTTGCGGCGCTGTCGACCACGCCCACCAACTGGTTGCTGACCAACCACCCCAGCGTGTACCTGTTCGCCGCCTTGGCTGAGGCCAGCGGCTACGTGTTCAACGACGAGCGCATACCCACCTGGGAGGCCAAGTACCAGGCCGATGTGCGCAGCCTGCAAGAGTCTGACGACACGGCCCTGCGCTCGGGTTCTGCGATGAGAGTGAGGACACTATGACGGTTGAGACCGCGACCTACATCAACGGCCTGAACGCCACCTACCCGGCGGCTTCGGACCCGAAGAGCGAGGGCGACGACCACCTGCGCCTGATCAAGACCACGGTGAAGGCAACGTTTCCGAACGTGTCGGGGGCGGTGTCGGCAACGCACACCGAGCTGAGCCATGTGGCGGGGGTGACGTCAGCGATCCAGACGCAGATCGACACCAAGGCGCCCACGGCTTCGCCCACGTTTACCGGCACGCCAGCGGCGCCCACGGCGGCGGCGGGCACCAACACCACGCAGATCGCCACCACGGCGCACGTGGCTGCGTCCATTTTTGCGGCCTCGGGCATCACAGCGGTGCTGCCGGGGCAGACGGGGAACGCGGGGAAGTTCTTGGGCACGGACGGCACCAGCGCCAACTGGGTGAGCAATCCTTTTGATACCGCGCTGGCACTGCTGGGCAACACACGCAACCAGTTCTTCTCTGCGTCGGGTACGTTCGTTGTGCCCAGCGGCGTGACGTCCATTCGGGCCTACGCCTTTGGCCCGGGGGGTAACGGTGCGGCGGGCGTGGCCTCCACTGCCGGCGGTGGCGGCGGTGGTGGTGGTGGCTGTGCGTATGGCGACATTGCAGTCACGCCCGGGGATTCGTGGACGGTCACGGTAAGCGGAACTACCGCGGGTCTATCGCTTGGGGGGACGGGGTATCTGACGGGGAGCAAGGGCGGCAACGCCTCGGGGGCTACAGGCGGCACGGGCGGCACCGCCACCAAGAACGGCAGCGTCACCAATGGCGGTGCGTTTGCCGGGGGCGCCGGGGCAACCAGCTCGTCTGACTGGACAGGCGGCGGCGGCGGGGCTTCGGGCTCACCCGTAGGCATTGGCGGGGCCGGCGGCGCGCCCATTTCTTTGAGCGGCTCTAGGGCTGGTGGTGGCGGCGGCGGCTGGGGCGGGCAAGGTGGAGCTGCTGACGCATCTGCCAACGCGGCGGGCGGCGGCGGTGTTGGAGGTGCTGGCACCACTAATGCTGGCGGCGGCGCAGGCGGTTCAGCAAGCTCGCAACGCGCGGGAACCGGGCGCGGTTTGCACAACGCTTTCAGCGATCCAATTTTGCGCCCGCTAAACGGGTATGGCGGTCAAGTCATCACCAGCGGACAGCCATCACCGCCCGGGCCTGGCGGCGGCGCAGCGAACGGCAGTTTTGCCGGCGCGTTTGGCGCAGGCGGCGGCAGCAGCAATGGCAACGGGGGCCTCGCGTCGGGTAGTTTGTTTGGCGGCGGCGGCGCGGGCGGCGGCGGGGATTCAGGATCTCCTGCTGCATCAGCCGGCGCGGCCTCTACTTACGCAGGCGGCGGCGGCGGTGGCGCTCAGACCGGCACGACGGTCGGCGCGGGCGGCGCAGGCGGCGCAGGCGCCGTGTTCATTCTCTGGTGAGGTCTGACATGAGATACGCATTCGTGCAAAACGGCGTGGTGCAGGAGGCCTGGAGCCGCGACCCCGCCGAGCTGTTTGACCCTGGCTACGCCAGCCAGTTCGTCAACTGCCCCGACGAGGTCGAGCAAGGCTGGACCTACGACGGCACCACCTGGGCTGAGCCGGTGCGCGACATGGCCGCCATCGTGCGCGCCGAGCGCAAGCGCCGCCTGGAAGAGTCCGACTGGACGCAATTGGCCGACGCACCGGTGGACAAGGCGCGCTGGGCGGCCTACCGCCAGGCGCTGCGCGACATCACCGCGCAGCCGGGTTTTCCTGACCACGTGACCTGGCCCTGACATGCCCATCGTCAAGATCACCGACTGCGGCCGGGGCTGGAACCCCGACCTGTCGCCCGAGGAGCTGGAGACGGGCATGTGGTCGAGCGTGACCAACATGCGCTTTCTGAACGGCTACGCCCAGCGCTTCAAGGGCACGGCCTCGGTGTTCAGCGCCCCGAGCATCACGCCGTACTGGGTGCAGTCCTACCAGACCACCACCAAGAAATACTGGGTGCACGCCGGCACGCAGAAGGTGTTTGTGGACGACGGCACCACGCGCACCGAGATCACCCCTGGCAGCTTGTTCACAGGTACGCAGGACGACCGCTGGACCGGGGGCGTGCTGGGCGGGGTGCTGGTGATGAACAACAGCGTCGACCAGCCGCAGTTCTGGGGCGGCAACGTCGCCAACGACCTGGCCACGCTCACGGGCTGGAACGCCAACTGGCGCTGCCAGGCGCTCACGCCGTTCAAGAACTACCTGGTGGCGCTGAACATCACCAAGAGCGGCACCGCCTACCCGCACATGGTCAAGTGGAGCCACGCCGCGGTGGCGGGCACCATCCCGTCAAGCTGGGACGAGACCGACGCCACCAAGGACGCCGGCGAGCAAGACCTGGCCGAGACCTCGGACCTGCTGGTGGACGCCCTGCCCCTGGGCGACGTGCTGGCGGTCTACAAGGAGCGCTCGTGCTACGAGATGCGCTTTGTGGGCCAGCCCTTCATCTTCCAGTTCCGCAAGATGCCCGGCGAGTACGGCATGCTGGCCCGGGGCTGCGGGGTGAACACCCCCCTGGGCAACGTGGTGCTGTCGGCGGGGGACGTCATCTTGAACACCGGCCAGGGCATGGTGAGCATTGCCGACGGGCTGGTGCGCAAGTACATCTTCGACAACCTGACGAGCGACAACTACAAGCGCGCCTTTGTCACCAGCAACCCGCAGCGCAACGAGGTGCTGGTGTGCTTCCCTTTTGCGGGCTCCACGCTGTGCAACAAGGCCTGCGTGTGGAACTGGCTCACCAAGACCTGGGGCCTGCGCGACCTGGACAGCGTGACCTACGGCGCCTCGGGGCAGATCGACTACACCACCAGCAGCACCTGGGGCACGGACAGCGAGCAGTGGGACTGGGACACCACCACCTGGACGGGCAACGAGTACGCGCCCAACGAGGCCCGCCTGTTGCTGAGCACCACCACGGCGCTGAAAGCGTTCGATGTGGGCAACAGCGACGACGGCGTGGTGGCCCTGCCCGGCCTGCTGCAGCGTTCGGGCCTGTCACTGGATGACCCGTACAGCAACAAGCTGATCCGCGCGGTGTATCCGCGCATCGACGGCGCGGCCGCAGGCACGGTGGCGGTGCGGGTGGGGGCGGCCATGACGCCGGACGCCGCGCCCACGTGGTCGGATGCGGTGAGCTTCACCATCGGCTCCAGCATCAAGGCCGATGCGTTCGCGCAGGGTCGTTTTCTGGCGGTGGAGTTCTCGGGCAGCTTGCCGTTTCGCGTCCGGTCATTTGACCTGGACGTGGTGAGCACGGGGGCGTACTGATGTACCAACCGCGTGCTGTGCCGCCCAACCCGGCGGACCTGCCGGAGTTCTTGCAGCAAGAGCTCATCAACCTGGCCCGCGCCTCGCTGGAGGGCAACCCGTTCTTGAGCCTGGAGATGCTGTACGTGGCGCCCGCCAAGCCCCGGGACGGCATGCTGGTGCTGGCCGATGGCACCAGTTGGAACCCCGGCAGCGGGGCAGGCTTCTATGGATACCGCGCCGGAGCATGGCGCTTCTTGGGGTAACGACATGGCAATCACATTCAATCCCGCCAACATGACCAGCGCCGCGGGCAAG